AGTTTCAGACGGCATGAAAAAAGCCCCATCAGATTTCTCTGACAGGGCTATGGGTTAGGGAATGAATTTGTCGATCAGGCCCTCGCCAATCAGTAGCAGAGCGATCAGGGCCATCAGGGTAATTTCTTGTTTCATGCTATACCTCTTTGGTGATGGGGCCGATCACTCGGCCCCGGTTGTGTTAGATATGCGGTACCTTGACTTTCTGTAAGAGAATCAAGATCAGGATGAGAATCAGCAGAAAACTATTCGGCTTCATCTTCGGATTCCTTGATTACCGCGACTTTGTACTCTGCGCCATCTTTGACCATGTAGCCACATTCGACTAGGGAATCCCGAACGATGTCGAGCTTGTCATCGTCCATGAACAGGCTGATGTGAATGCCACGATCAGAGATATCTTCGATATTGCTGACCAGATGATTGAAGAACCGGATGAAGCCCTGTTGAGTCATGGCCTTTGCCATGCCGATTCCGCAATGCTCTACGACAGTCTCACTTTTGGCCTTGCTACCCTTGTCGGCTTTCTTACCCTTTGGCTTAACCGTCTTGGCTTTGCCTGAGATAAGGTCCTTGACCATTCCCTTGTCGGCCCGAGCAGTCATTACTGACTTAGTGAAGGTCTCAAGTTCTACTTGTTCCTCGAAACACCATTTGATGGTGCTGAGAGTGACTCGTAGAGTTCCGTCCTTGAGTCCACGCAGTTCCAGCATCTTAGCCAGTTTGTCGCGAATCTCGGACCATTTCACCTTCGCGCGGTGGCACTCTTTGAGCTCACCGTTGAGAACCGCTCTAGCGTTTTCTGCGCCTTTCATGGTTACGATGGCTTCAGCCATTGCCTCGACAGATGCAGAAAGATCGAACTTATTAGCAGTCATGCTATTTCTCCGTTTGGTTTGTAAAAGAGCCGGGTTTGAACCCGTCCCGGCTTGCCGGGTTTGTCGCTGAGGACGAGTCCAGACTAGGGAAATTGGACATAAATGTCAAGTGTTAGTCGTGACTAACGTTATAAATCAATGACTTAGCGAATGTCTGGACCTCGCAAAGCCCGAACCCCACCCATACCGGGGACCCCCTATATCAACAAGGTACCCGCACGCGCGCATATACATTGATCCGCAAAAACGATTCCGTAATTTCATCAATTTGGGTCCCATCTGATACTATCCCAATAAATTTTATACATTAATGTAAAATCCACCTATAGACCCACCCCCTTCCCGAAAAACACCCCCTCGGTGGGACCCAAAGGAGTCCCGTTTCCTTGACAGGTATATATTTCTACGTTTAGCCTATGGTTCTGGCTCTTTTTAGCCTGCCGTGAAACATGACATATACCCTCCTCGACGACTGGTACGAAGATGCAGACCCACCACAGTTTGCAGTACCCTTCGATTTGCCCTTTGCCGACGCAAAGGAGACGTTTGAAAAAGCAAGTTTCAAGCTCGGTGGTCCCCCCTCTCCGCAGGATGTGCCGCTGTCGCAGGCTGACAAGGCGTGGATCGTCCAAAAAGGGTTAAACCCCCATACCCCCACACCTCCACCGTCTTACGCGGCGCAGAGAGCCTTAGATCGCCATCTACAGCAATTTGATTTTGTTGTGCCGGGTTCGCAGGACCAGTGGCAGTCGTACATCATGTACAAATACTTCGAGCTCTCGCTCGATCCTGACCCCAAGATCAGTAAACCGGCGCTTGATGCACTGGCTAAAACGTCTATTGTGGGGCTCGCAGTCGAGCGGCAAGAGATCTCTATCAGCAATGTGACTAATGAGGAGCTCGATAAGCGGCTGAAGGACGCGCTGGGTAAGTATGCGGGTAACCTGATTGAGGGTAGCGCGGTGCGCGTATGATGGACATTGACCCAATCGTGCTGCAGGCGGCGATAGATAACGCCCCACCGAAGGAAAAAGCGCGTATTCTTGAGTTGGTAGAAGAGGCGAACAAGCGGAAAATCCGCGAGAAAGCACAGGAAAATTTCATCGACTACGTCAATGCGGTATGGCCGGACTTTATTTCTGGTTCACACCATCGACGGATAGCGAAGATTTTTGAAGCGGTGGCGCGAGGCGAGAAGAAGCGCGTCATTATCAACCTCGGACCGCGACACACAAAGTCAGAATTTGCCTCCTACCTGTTACCCAGTTGGGTTCTGGGGAGATTCCCGAAGAAAAAAGTAATGCAGATCTCCAACACGGCGGAGCTTGCAGAGGGTTTTGGCCGTAAAGTTAGAAACTTGGTTGATTCAGATGTCTACAAAGCCATATTCCCCGAAGTCGAGCTCAGAACAGACTCAAAAGCCGCAGGGCGTTGGAACACTAATTTTAACGGTGAGTACTTTGCTAGTGGTGTTGGCGGTACCGTTACTGGTAGGGGTGCTGATCTTCTTATTATTGACGACCCCCACTCCGAAGGTGAAGCCGTACTCGCGCAGCACAATCCCGAAATCTACGATAAAGTATTTGAGTGGTACACATCAGGACCTAGGCAGCGTCTGCAGCCGGGCGGAGCGATCATTATCGTAATGACGCGATGGTCTATGCGGGACCTGACCGGGCAGGTGCTGGAAGCGTCAGCCGCCAGAGGCGGTGATAAGTGGGAAGTGATAGAATTCCCGGCAATTCTGCCGTCTGATAAGCCACTTTGGCCTGAATTTTGGTCCTATGAAGAGCTGGATGCCATCAGAAAGGAGCTTCCCAACGGGAAGTGGATGGCGCAGTACCAGCAGCAGCCGACATCGGAGTCGTCGGCCATCATCAAGCGTGAATGGTGGCAAGAATGGGAGCACGACCAGCCTCCGAAGGTTAATTTCATCATTATGGCGATGGATACGGCGTTCGAGAAGAAGACCAGTGCAGACTACAGTGCCGCGGTAATTTTTGGCGTGTTCGATAACGAGGAAGACGGGGGGCAACCCAACCTCATACTGCTGAATTCGTGGAAAGACCGCTTGGAGTTTCCTGAGCTCAAGGAGAAAACGCTGGAGCTGTATCAGGAGTGGGACCCGGACAGTGTGATTATCGAGAAAAAGTCCTCAGGGGCCCCGCTGATCTATGAATTGCGGCGTATGGGCGTGCCAGTGCAGGAGTTCACACCAAACAAGGGGAACGACAAGATCACTCGGTTGAACGCCATCGCGGACATTTTTGCCTCGGGTAAGGTGTGGGCACCCAGTCGGCGGTGGAGCGAGGAGCTGATCGATGAGGTTGCGGCGTTCCCGGCGGGTAGGAATGATGACTTGGTGGACTGTGTGTCGCTCGCGCTCGCGCGGTTCCGCTCGGGTGGGTTCATTGGCACCACCAAGGACAAGGACTATGACGAGGACACGTGGATGTTCAAGGCTAAAAAAGCGGCTTACTACTAGGAGATACGATGCAGTTTGTGGGGACTAATCCAAGAGTGCTGGTGCGTGGAAATACAGGCGAAGCGAGAGGGGAGGTAGAAGAGTTGGGGGCAGATAATGCAAAACAGACGCTTACGGACTGGATAAAAGAAGCGAACACAAAGGATACGAAGGCCAACAGCAGGCAGGTAGCCGGGGACCACTATAAACAGATGCGGATTCAGCCGTGGGATGTCATTGACAGTCTCGATCATGCCCAGAGTATCGGCTTTTACAGGGGTAACGCATTGAAGTATATAATGCGGGCAGGTGAGAAAGGGCCCGCTCGTGAGGACTACGAGAAGGCAATACACTATCTCGAAAAACTCCTTGAAATTTTGTAGGTGATTCATGAGTGCTCCTTCTTCCGTTGATAAAGCCATGCTTCCGCAGTCTCCGTTTTTGACGGAAGACGATGATCAACCCATTGAGGTCACTATTGGCCCAGAAAATGGGGAAGAGGTATTTGAGGTAGAGGTAACGACGGAAGAAGAACCCTCATTTGACGCAAATCTTGCGGAGTATATTGATCCATCGGTGTTGGATTCGCTGTCGGCGGATCTGCTGGAAGACTTCGACAATGACCGCATGGCCCGCAAGGACTGGGAACAGACCTACGTAGATGGGCTGGATTTGCTGGGTTTGAGCCTCGAAGAGCGCTCCGAACCTTGGAATGGGGCGTGCGGTGTGTACCACCCCATGTTGACGGAAGCCGCGGTGCGCTTCCAATCCGAGATGATTTCCGAGACTTTTCCTGCAATGGGGCCCGTCAAAGCCAAGATTGTGGGTAAGTCAGACAAAGCGGTAACGCAGGCCGCAGCGCGGGTGGTAGAGGACATGAACTACCAACTCACCGAGAAAATGAAGGAGTTTAGGCCGGAGCACGAGAAGATGCTGTGGTCACTGGCCCTTGCAGGCGCTGCGTTCAAGAAAGTTTATTTCGATCCGACACTGAATCGTCAGGTGTCGATGTTTGTTCCCGCAGAAGATCTCTTTATTCCCTATGGCGCTTCAGATGCGCGCACGGCGCCGCGCGTGACCCATGTCATGCGGAAGACCAAGAATGATGTGAAGAAGCTGCAATACGCCGGATTCTATAGGGATGTGGAGCTCGGAGAGCCCGGCAAGGATTTCGATGATATTCAGCGTCGCAAGGATGAGGCAGATGGCTTCAGTGCCA